CGTTCTGGAACCGGTCGGACTCAGCCTGACGTTGCATGATCGGCGTCTTCTGCGTAATAGACGCGGTGCCGATCTGTTCGTCTGCTAGCGCGGAAAGCATTCCGGCCGCCACGTCGCCATGGTGACAAAAGACAACTACCTTGTGCGAGTCGTCAGCCTTCAGGGCGGTCAGAACGTGCTCAACCGCGTGCGGTAACGTCGCCATCGCAGTCTCATGCCGCAGCCTGGCCATTTCAGTAAACGCGAACGATGCGCCTTTCTTCAGGGCTGCGACGGCGGCGGTATACGCTTCCTCTGATTCGGCCTTCGCAAGCTCCACGGCAGCCCGTAGGCGCTCCAGTTCTTCTTCGTGGGACTCTGCGGCCTCTGATTCGTCAGCAATTGCGTCAGACGCTGAATCCGCCTCAAGCTCGATAACCACGCGCCGTTTGGCCGGCAGCTCGGTGAGAACCTGCGTTTTAGTGCGGCGGATCATGATCGACCCGCGAAGCTCCCGCTGGAGTTCGTCCAGGTTCGTCGCACCGTTCGGATCGTAGCCTGCACCTTGAAACTGAAACGACCCGGTGAACTTCTTTGCGTACAAATAGAAACTACGGAAGGTCTCATGATCCGGGGCCAGCCAGTGGAACAGGCCGAAACCCTCGCTGGGGCGATTCGGAATCGGGGTGCCAGTCATACCAACCTGCAAGCGGCCACGAACGCCGGGCGACGGCTCCACCTTCTGACGTTTGGCGGTATAGGGGTCCATGCCGAAAATTGCCAGAGTCCGCTTAGATTCCCTGTTCTTCAGGTAATGAGCCTCGTCAATCGCTACCAGATCCCACAGTTCGCCTTGAATCTTCGCCGCGTGCTTCGTCGCAATGTCAAAATTCATGATCACGATATCGGCGTAACCACCGGGCCAGCTCTGACCAGTAGCGATGCCGATGCGGAATTTCCGTACCAGCCATTTGTTCAACTCGCGCATCCAGTTTTGCTTCAGTGTCGCGGGGCACACGATCAGAACACGTTTCACGTCGGGACGGGCGTTGATCATGCCGATCACCTGAATGGTTTTGCCAAGTCCCATATCATCGCCAAACAAAACGTTATTACGTTTCAGTGCGCTGGCAATACCGGCTTTCTGAAATGGCAGGTAATCCAAGCCTTCCGGGGCCGGAAGCTCAACGTCTGCAGATGCGGCGCGGGATTCGTCCACCAGCGCGGCACGTTCTTTGCCAATGCGCTCAAACTCGCATTTCTTCGCAGCTTGCGCGGCGGGGTCCATCAGCAGCTTGGCGACTTCCTCGCGGCTGGTCCACCAGTGCTTGCGGTCTGGACACCACCGGAACCCGGCAGACTTCGCGTGTTCCCGCTGCGCGTAGGGGATGGTGACGATCCAGCGTATGCCGTCGCGGTTAACCGGAAACGTCATGCTACACCCAGTTCCAATTTGAGCTGCGCGGCAATTGCCGTGTAGCTGGAATCCGGGTCACCGGCGGCCTTCGCGATATTTAATTGCAGTTCAAGCAACTTGTAAGCGTGAAGTTTTGCGCCAGTCAGCCGATTTACATCGGCGCGGCGTGCTGCAATCCTATCCATGTCAGTGGCAATCTGAGCGATTGTTTGGGTTGTATTTGCCATTACCGGGGCGATCATGTTACGCCACCACCTTGCGATCTTTTAGCACGGTATTGCGAACTTCCATGTACCGCAAGTCAAGATTCTTTAGCCGGGCGCGAAGCAGTGGTCTGTCAGCATACGCATAATTAAACTCGCGTTTCGTCGATTCGATAAGCGCCTCAATCTGAGCTAACTTAATCGCTTGTGATTTGGTCGTCATGGTCGTTTAGGCCTCCTATAGCCTTGCCCGGCTGGCCCGGTGGTCGCCGGTCCTGCCTGACATTCATAGAATATCATAACTGATGATTTACTGCAAGGGGTATGCTAAATCATGCTGACACCGCCTTGCTACATTCAGCAGCAATAATGGCGCGAACAGCCCAGCAGCGATCAACTGCAGCTTGGGCCTTAACCATCGATGTGTACAACGTCAGCCAATCGCGTCCAGCTTCACTGACGAACCAATTGCGACCCGGAACACCGTTGATGACGTGGCCACGATACTTCACCGACCTACAAGCAGACTTTGCAATTTTGGCTGCAAAATCCCGCTTCATCTTGGCCATGTTGAATGTTCCCGCGTTGTTGAAATCTTTGCTGATGCGGCCTGTTTTTGTCGTGTTTGACATTACAGCACCTCCTGATAGTGCCGGGTGCCACCGAAGACCGACCAAGCGGCTACCACGTTATCGTTGTGGTGTACGGCAAACTCGAAGCACTTCGACTTGCCGTAAGCGAGGGCATCGGCCAGCGTGCCGAATTCCTCCTGCGAGTACCATCCCATGTTGCTCCAGAATACTTTGAATGCTGCGTTCATTGCGTTTAGGCCTCCTATAGCCTTGCCCGGCTGGCCCGGTGGTCGCCGGTCCTGCCTGACATTCATAGAATAGCATAGCTAATGATTTACTTGCATTCATCAGCTGTTAGTACGTCTTCAGTTTGCCAAATCAGGCGGCTTCCAGTACTCTTACAGTCAGATGGCGAAACGCAAACCCGCAGAGCAGAACCCGGCGCTAAAGATTGAGTACTGGCCGATAGACCGGCTTGAGCCATACGAGCGCAACCCACGCAAGAACGACAAGGCCGTGGGCCAGATGGTGGCTTCGATCAAAGAGTACGGGTTCACAATCCCAGTGCTGGCCAAGTCTGACGGGCTGATAATCGACGGACACCTGCGCCTGAAGGCTGCGCTTCAGATGAAGTTGGCAGAGGTGCCGGTGATCGCGTGCGATACCTGGACAGAAGCTCAGGTAAAAGCATTCCGGCTGATGGTGAACCGCTCCGTCGCGTGGGCCGACTGGGATATGGACGCGCTCGCTCTGGAGTTTGGAGACTTGAAGGCGCTGGACTTCGACCTGACGCTGACCGGGTTTGCAGACTGGGAGACCGGCTGGACGAAACCGGAAGGCGACGGAACGGCCAAACCGGAATGGACTGGAATGCCTGATTTCGAGCAGGAAGATAAACTCGCGTGGCAGACCGTCCAGGTTCACTTTGCGAACTCTGTTGACCGTGATGCCTTCGCTGCGCTCACAGGGCAACTTATAACCGACAAGACTAAATTTATCTGGCACCCAAAACAGATAAATGGCAGTGCAGCTACACTCCAGTACAGCTCCATTGACCCACAGAATCCAAAGTTCCCAGTCTACGTGATCTCAAAAGGCCGTGCAGAGTCAAGGCTCACGAGTAAAGCGTTAGAGGAACTTAAAATTCCGTACAGGATCGTTATTGAAGAGCAAGAGTATGAGCAGTATGCGGCAGTGATCGACCCTGCGAAGATTCTTGTGCTGCCGTTTTCAAACCTTGGGCAAGGTGGTATCCCTGCTCGAAATTGGGTGTGGGAACATGCGATCTCCGAGGGAGCGGAACGCCACTGGATCTTGGACGACAATATTAGACACTTCCTTCGGCTGCACGATAACCGTAAACGACGCATGAATGACGGAACGTGTTTCAGGGCCGCTGAGGACTACGTCGAGAGGTTTACAAATGTTGGACTGGCTGGGTTTCAATATGCACTCCTTGCGGTCGCAAAGCAAAAAATGAAACCATGCACTTTGAATACTCGGATTTACTCATGCATCCTGATTGACAACGCGCTTCCGTTTCGCTGGCGTGGACGCTACAACGAGGATACCGATCTTTCGCTGAGGGTCTTAAAGTCTGGCATGAGTACAGTATTATTTAACGCATTTCTGGCGGAAAAGGTGTCTACCATGACCATGAAAGGCGGCAACACCGACGAACTCTACCAAGGGGACGGGCGGCTGAAGATGGCGGAATCGCTCAGAGAGCAACACCCGGACGTTGTGAAGGTGGTCCGCAAGTGGAACCGCTGGCAGCATCAGGTGGACTATCGACCGTTCAAGAACAACAAGTTCATACCGAAACCGGGCTTCGAAGTCCCAACCGAAGCAAACAACTACGGCATGGAACTGGTTCACATCGACAAGGGCGGATCGACACCGACCCGGACGCTCCAATTCCAAGCAGGGGCCAGCGCATGAAGAAGGGCGTAGACATCACAGCGGAGCAGCACCCGGCGCTGAAAATTGAGTACTGGCCAATAGATCGGCTGCAGCCATACGAGCGCAATCCACGGCGCAACGACAAAGCTATCCCGCAAATGATGGCGTCGATCAAAGAATACGGGTTCACAATCCCGGTTCTGGCAAAATCTGACGGGATGGTGATCGACGGCCACCTGAGGCTGAAGGCTGCGGTTCAGATGAAGCTCGCAGAGGTTCCGGTTATCCCGTGCGATACCTGGACAGAGGCGCAGGTGCAGGCGTTCCGGCTGATGGTCAATCGGTCGGTCGCGTGGGCGGACTGGGACATGGACGCGCTGGCTCTAGAGTTTGGCGACCTGAAGGCGCTCGACTTTGACCTGACAATGACCGGGTTCAACTCCCGCGAAATTGACGCGCTCACGCTGGAGGCGAACGCTGCGGAAGACGACGCTCCTCCGGTACCGGCTGATCCGGTCACGAAACCGGGTGACCTGTACCTGCTGGGACCGCACCGGCTGCTGTGCGGCGACTCCACCAGTGCGACGGACGTGGAGCGGTTGCTGGGCGAACGGAAGCCGTTCCTGATGGTGACCGACCCTCCGTATGGGGTGAACTACGACGCCAGTTGGCGCGTGAATGATCTTGGAAATCATCGAGACTCCACGGCGACCGGCAAGGTTACAAACGACGACCGCGCAGACTGGCGGGAGGCGTGGGCCTTATTTCCCGGCGACGTGGCATATTGCTGGAGTCCTCCCGGTGGCGATACGATTCGGCACGGAGTGGCATTGCAGGAATCCGGTTTCGATATACGGGCCACAATTATCTGGGCCAAGTCCTGCATGGTCATCGGGCGAGGACACTACCACTGCCAGCATGAGCCATGTTGGTACGCTGTCCGTAAATCGGCTAAAGCAAACTGGCTCTCCGACCGAAAGCAAACCACGCTCTGGCAGATCGACAAGCCAATGAAGTCCGAGACCGGGCACAGCACCCAGAAGCCTGTGGAGTGTATGCGCCGTCCTATCCTGCACCACACCCAAGCTGGCGACAAGGTATACGACCCGTTCCTCGGCTCCGGCACCACGCTGGTAGCTGCTGAACTGACCGAACGTGTCTGCTACGGTCTTGAACTTGACCCCGGATACTGTGACGTGATTGTTTCCAGATGGGAGAAACTGACCGGCAAGAAAGCAACACTGGAGCCGGGTTTTTCCCGTACATAAAACGAAATGGCCAGACCTTCCTACCAACCAACCGACCAAGACACCCGTACCGTGCAGACTATGGCGGCCTGCGGCTTCCCTCACGCAGAGATATGCACAATCCTCGATATTGACGAAAAGACGCTGCGCAAGCACTTCCGCGACACGCTGGACAAAGCGATGATCCAGGCTGACGCGAAAGTATCGCAGACCATGTTCCAGATGGCCACGTCGGGCGAACATCCGGGCATGACTGCGTTCTGGATGAAGGTCAGGCGGCGCTGGAAGGAACCGGCAAACGATCATCGCTTTGTTGACGAATCCGGCAAAGACCGTCCATTCCTTCTTTCTGACGCAGACAGGCTGATTGCGGAAGCTGATGCCGAAATCAACAGCGGAGAATAGAGCGCGATTCCTTCTTGACCCGGTAGAGTTCCAGCGGACGCAACTCAGACGCAAGCTGTGGGCGAAGCAGCGCGAGATCCTGCATTCCACGATCACCAGACCGCTGACAACGGTCAAGGGGTGTCACGCCTCGGGCAAGACGTTTGCGGCGTCCGGACTTCCGCTGTGGTGGCTGGTACGGTACCGGCGCAACTCTAAAGTCTTCGTGACGGCTCCGACGGAACGGCAGGTTAAGACGTTTTACAAGGACGTGCGGGTAGCGTGGGACGCGGGGCCGGTGAAGCAATTGCTGCCCATGCCGTCGACGCTCGGACTCAACGTCGCGCCAGACCGCTACGCTTACGGGGCCAGCTCATCGGCCGGCGTCAACATTCAAGGACTGCACGGTGAACATGTATTAATCATCTGCGACGAGGCTCCAGGTATCGGTTCGGAGATCTGGGACGCAATCGAAGGCATACGCTCGGGCGGTAACGTCCACGTTCTGGAGCTCGGCAACCCGGTTGTGCCGTCGGGCCACTTCTACGACTCGCACACGAAAGATCGGGCAATCTACAACTGCATCAGCATCAGCGGTTTTGACACGCCGAACCTGCTGAACGAACTCACTGGGCTGCCGCTGACTGAAGAAGAGCTGCTGGGCCTGAACGAGACACGACTGGCGCGTGTAGCAGATCCGGGCCTGATAACGCGGGCGTGGATTCGGGAACGGCACAAGGTATGGGGTCCGAAGCATCCGAAGTACTTGAGCCGCGTGCTCGGCAAGTTCCCCGGCAACGACCCGTACAGCGTCTACCCGTTGGCGTGGATCGAACGGGCGAACAGGGTGCCGACGGATCTGGAGATACAGCAGAACAGCACAGAGACGGTTCAGATCGGTATCGACGTTGCGGGCCCAGGCTCAGACGAAACCGTGTTGGTGGCGCGGCGTGGCGGGCAGATTCTTGAAACCCACGCATTCTCAGACAACGACCCACGCGGGCCAGTAGCCAATATCCTGCATCGGTTCCGAAGTGCCGGACGGCTCGGGCTGGTGGTAATCGACATCGCAGGCATCGGCTACAATTTCGCGCTTCACATGGCGGACCAGCGGTTTCCTGTGTATGGTTTCAACGCAGGGTTTAGTGCCATCGATTCCACGCAGTACGTCAATCAGAAAGCGGAAACGTATTGGCAGTTCCGCGAATATCTCAGAGCCGATGCAATATCAGGCTTG